AAACCCAAACGTTACTTTCCGTGCGGTTGAGGTAGAGCCACTAATTTGAACTGTGAAAAGGCCATTGGTGTCGGAAATTATTAAGGTGCCGGCTTTGGCCACGACAGGATTGGTCGTACCTGCGGCGGCTTCACCGTATAGAGTTCCTGAAAGTGTGACTGAGCCATTGTCATTATACCAAATGGCAGCTAGCTCCAGAGCATTGCTGCCTGTAAAGCTATACAGGGGGTTGGTCACAATCTCGGAAGACGAGGCCTGCACCCAGAGTCCGAAAGCACCACCACCTCCGTCGCCCATGAAATTGTCAGTTTTCCAGCCTGGCAAAGAGGCCGGCGTCGATGTGCTGGCGCCAATACCTTGCTGGCCTAGAAGCCGTATATATGTAACAGGGGCTACTGCTGCACGCAAAAACGCCTTGGCGGCGTATGTGCCGTACATGGCAGACTGCAAATCATTACCCTCCCGATATACGTCGCCGCCGGCGTTGCCCGGGACGGTGTCCCCAAACATCTCAACAAAAGCGGAGTATGAGTCAACTTTAATCGGCTGCATCGCTAAACCGCGACGGGCTCGACCAATAATGACGGGGCCGATATTCTCTGTCTGCGCTGGGAGTGCAGAATTATCGATTTCATTAATGAACACTCCGGGAGATACAAATTTAAAGCTCTTAACTGACATGTTGTGGTTCCTTTTCTTTTCTGAACAATAGATTTAAATTGTTAAACAATCACCATTAAATAGTATTTTCAAAGTCAAAAGTCCTGAAGAGAATCAATAAAACCCGTTTTGGTTCAGGAACTCTCTGCTAGCCACCGCAGTCATCCCCGCCATTGCCGCTGCTATCGTCTTCTGGGTAGAACCAATCGCTATCCCAGATAGGATTATCTTCACTAATGGCGCTATTGGCAAATGAGGATGCTTCCTCTTCTGTTTGGCGCCCCTCAGTGTCGGGATCCCAATCTAGAACCGTTGTGTTTTCTTTCATTACTATCTGGCCCGATGCGTTTGTGTCTTCTGCGTCGTCCCCCACCAACGTTCCAAAGATCGAGTCGTTTTCTCCTGTGCTGTTGGTGCCATAGCCTGCAGGGTTGATTGTGGATTCCCGTGGATAGGTTAGCTGAACCGTGTTTTCCCTATAGCGAATGATGGGGCGATCATCGTTGTCTCCGTCGCCAATTAAATATCCCAATACTCTGATGTTAATATCAGTCGAAAACATTCGCATATCTTCATCCAAATTAGCCACATTGTTGTTGTGAGCAAAGGTTTGATCAATAAAGGCTTCGTATAAGTGTCCATTATTTTTCATTACAAATGAATTAATTTGTCCTGTGCGTCCAATAAAGGGAGTTACCAGTTGATTCATTTGTTCTTGATATTCGGATTTAATGGTTATTTTATAATCTATATTTATATAAATGGGAATGGGAATCGAAAGAGTTTGAATAATAACTTTCTTATTGATTGCGGGAACCCAGCGCTGAGCGTTCTCGCCCTCTGCTCCATACACTCGGCGGTTTCCTACTACAGCAAATTCTCTTGTTTTATCTTGTTTAATTTTCTTTGCGATAACCATGCGGCCCGTACGACCATCGCCGTCGGTAGAGTATAATTGAGCTTGCCAGCCGCCCTTTCTCATAGGATCCTTAGTGATGCCTGTTCTCTCGATGCTAATAAGAGGTAGCTTTAGGGCGCCCCCCTCATCGCGAAGAGATTTTTCATTTTTTATCTGATAAGCGCGCTCGGGCGTTTGCCATAACACCGGCACCCGAGTGAATCCCTCGTTGGTGCGGGCGCTTAATTTTAAATCCTCTTTCACCCATGAAGTAATCGCATAATCGATTGTTTCAATAGTGGAGGCCAACATCCCTATTTCTTTAAGGGTTGAACTCTTAGTTCCTGCAGGGAACATCGCAAAGTCAAAATTACTAGGTAGCATCGAATAGTCCCTTTCTTGCTCTCCTGCAGCGCGCAGAAATTTCGAAGCCGTAGTCCACTTGTCCAAAAAGCTTTCTGGCTTCTACTAATTTAACTATCTCGTAATAATATTCTCCATATAAAACAAAATCTCCTTCTCGGACGTAGAGATCCTGATCGTCTTGTAGTCGTCGTTCATGAAAATGCACGTTAATCTCCCAGGTTTTGTCAATTCCGGCGCCGTCCAAATATTCTGTGGAAAAGTCGGTAAACTCAACTAGCGCATAAACTCGAACCGGCGACAAAAACGTTTTTTCTATCGCCTCGCCATATAACGGATGAAAATCGGTAGTTTCAACATCAATCGGATAATATAATATTTGTTGACCAACTATTTTTTCAATTAATTCATCGTTTACTTGTTTAACAAGGTTACGTTCTTTTTCGCCAAGAAATAAAGGGGGTGGGGGATTTGTGGGTCTGTTCCATTCGTTTGACATGTGCTATCACCCCACAAAGATCGGCAAAGGCGATCCCCTGAATGTCTTTTCGGTGGCTTCGATGGTCTCGGCGTCGTATTTGGCCAATTCCTTGTATTCAAGCTCTTTAAGCAGTTCAGCTAGTTTGTCTTTTAGATTTGTTTGCTCTTCTTTTGCCTGAGAGAGAAGATCGGATGCGTTTAATGTCACACTTTCGCCAGGTATGGGAATTGTGGTAAACTTACCCCGCACCTGGGCTAGCATTTCTTTACATAGCGCAAGACAATATTTTCGAATCCACTGCTTACCCAGCGAATTAATATTCGCATAGGGGAGATTATCAAACGGGATGGTGTTGATGTTGTTAATTCCCTGGGTGCCGTCAGTATAGCCGGAATTTTCTTCCCACGCATTTTGATCATCAATGTAAAATCTCACCCATAATCGATCAAGATCGGAAAAATCCCAATAACCGGGATCTGGGTAGATTCTGAGTTTATTATCTATGATCTCATATGAAAAGTGCGATGTACGCGTCCATATGTTGTCTTCATACATGATTGCCTGTAGCTTGTTCTGCCACGTGGGGATAATTTCAAAGGTCGAGTCGTCCGCGAACTGGCCGTATGTGGAAAAATTACCCACAACACCAATACCGCCATAATACCCATAAAAGCGCCACATCGAGCGCGCGGTTTTATAAAATACCTTGGTTATTATAACTCGTTTGTTCTCTACGAGGCCGGCGAAAGGCACCACAAGGCCCGAATCATCGACGCCGGCGGATGATGCATCTTCAATTATTTGTTGTAGGTCATAATCTTGCTTGTTGTTGACCGGCTTGAAGGAAGCTGAATATTCGGGGATAGTGCCTCCGAAACCGCCGATGGCCGCCATGTTGTCCGCTACTTTGTCACCATAGCCCACTTGGAACCGCGGATATTTCAAATTAACTGCCGCTGGCCCTGTCTTACGATCACCTTTGTGATCAAAGGTCCCGGTCGTATTGCCCAAAACATTAGAAAGAATGTTCTTTCCTTGATGTAGGTTTATGATGTAAGAATATTCTAAAACTGCTTCTTCATACGCCGCATAAACCTGATTGGCCGTGATTTCAATATCAACCACATCTCCACCAAGTTTCTTATATACAAAGGCTACCTGAGAGGAGGCCCCACTAATAAAGTCGGCCGATCCTGTGTATATACCAAAGGGAAGCGACCCGGTTACCAAAGCCGTACTCCCGGTGGAAGTAAGAACTATTACACTAGTTTGTGATTTCGGACTAAGATTTACTGGCACACGTCGCCCCTCCTACTACTAAATAGTTTCAAAAACACAAAGCTCAATCATATGTTGAGCTTCGTTTTAAATAACCAATAAATATATTATTTCTTCTTAGTAGTAATGGTTTTAGTGGCTGTTTTTCGGGTGCTTCTTTTTTTAGTAACAACCTTCTTGGCCGGCCAGGTCTCAGTCGCAGCGATTGCCTCTGAGGCCACCTCTTGCAAAGTAGGCTCGGAAGCCGTTTCCACAACATTAACAACGTCTGTAGTGGTCGTTGGTCGGGCCTTCTTTTTCCACATTAGTCTCTTACGAGGATTCATGGTGTTTCTCCTTTAAGGTAAGTAGTTTTAAAATGGCAAAAACGAAAATCTCAAAAATTGTGGGCGAAAAAAATTTGGCAGATCGAGGTTTTGAGGCTTGGTCTCCAAAAAAAAACCCCACCCCGCAAAGGGTGAGGTTTAAAAGTGAAGATCAGATCTTCAACAAGGATGACTTAACCAACTAATCTATACGTAATCCAGAATTTCACTGCACCACTGGTAAAGCCGGAGCCGCTAGTCGTTACGGCGCCATATATGGTTCGTGCCGATGTGCTATAAGCGCAGTCACCTACAAACGCCAATGCGGTGAGGCCGCCCATAGCGGTGGTCTCGTGAGAGTGCGAACTAACGCCCTTCCCTGCGGCAAGTGACGTCACACTGCCAACCAGACTGTTGGGATCATCAGCCACAATCTGCTCGCCGGCTGCGGCGGTACCGAATGTAACTCCCATTGTACCGGCGCCGGCAGCGAGCACGGTGCTAACCACAACTCCGGCACCAGTGATGACACTGTTTGCCGGCACAATAAGGCCCGTTTGATCCTCGATGTGGGTATTGGTGACAGACGAAACGGCATCCGAATAGACACACATCTCTACTCCTTTTACATCAGTAAAGCGTGTGCCCCCCATTGCCAAGTCTCTCTTTAAATTTATAATTAAGGCTTTGGTTCTCGCCAAGCCTACTCTTTTTGTTCCCATAATTTAAAACCCTCCATTTATGTGTTTATAATTTAGGTGAGACAAAAGATGTACTCCTGCCTCACACATAAATAGTTTTCCACATAAAGAAGACCCCCGCCTTTTTCAAGGCGAGGGCTTTCTGTGTCACGTTTGGCCGTGCTTTTTACCTAATATATAACAAATGTTTATCTATTAGGATGTAGATCCAGCCTGACCCAACAGACCTTGTACGACAACTAGGCCATACATATCGGGACGAACCATCTTCTTGGCGTACCGAGTCATCACGCCCTTTCTGGGCACGAAGTCTTCGGGGCCGAAGATAGTCGGCGTAGTCTGTAGTGGCACATACGGTGCGTATACATAGCCGCTTTCGAGGAAGCTGCTACCACGACGTCCAACCAAGATGAGGTTACGTAGGAAGTAAGGATCCACGTAAACATCAAACTTCTTGGTTAGAGAGCCGACCTTAACGGCACCAATGGACCCACGCTCATCATCAGCAGTGACGGAAGCACGGAATCCGGCGGTGAACTCAAGGATGTTGGCAACTTCGGGTCCGCAGACGACGAAGTTAGCACCACCACGGAGAGTCTTCCGATGGATCTGCGCAGAAACGTCATTGATGGTTTCGACAAGAGTCTCATACCACTCGCTAACTGTACCAGTGAAGTCCGGAGCAGCAGAGCTAGCCCCAATTTCAACACCGGTTGTCTTGTTAACAAACAGACCCGGAGAGCGAGACCAGTAGTATGTAGCCGCCTGTGCACCTCTAATGAGATCTTCAAGAATTTCCTGATCGATCTCCAGAGCAATCTGCTCAGAGAGGATGCTAGTAAGCTCGACTTCGGCGTCAAGGTTGTGATAGGCATTAAGATCCTGTCCCAACTCTGGCGTCCACTTAGCCTTGAGCTTCTTGGTCATAGCGGTCACAGCCACGGAATCGACCTTGATGTCGATCTCGGGGATATTCTGGTTGTTCTCCAAACCCCACGGGGATGTACCAACCACAGAACCGAGAGCATCACCTGTGGTGAACGCGTCGGCTTCGGGGAAGGATGCAGAGATCGTTGCAGAGGCAGTGATCATTCCGTGGAGATTGGCTGCAGTAGTGCTACCGTCATAAGAACAGAATACGAGATACGCTAGCGTGGTCGAAGTGCCGCTGAGTCGCGTAAGACGACGCAATTGGACACCCGTTCCACCACCACCTTCAGAACCGGTAGCGTTAATTCTCGCGTATGAACCTGAGTCATCAATGGCAACAATTTCGACCATATCTAATTTATTAAAGTTAGATAGGCCATCGATGTTAATTGTCGCAACACCAATCGTAGATACACCATCCGTAAGCTCCGGATCGTACTCAACTATCTTCGGAACATCGCCGGCTGACGAACTATAGACGCTTGATGTTACATATGCGATAACAGCAGTCGTGGTTGAGCCCGTCGGAGAAGAGTAAGCGTTGTTAAGGCTATACGGACCAGCTTCGGCGTTAGTTGTGCCAATATCGACACCGCCTGTAATCTGGCTCGCAACTCGTCCACCACCATATAGCGATGTTTCCGTACCTGTCGGGTTAGCATAACCCAAGCGAGGTAGACCCGCACCGTTTGAAGAAACAGTGAAGTCAAGGAAGAAAATGAGACCACTAGGTAGACTCATCGGCTGAACACTAACAAGTTCGTTAGCAATCAGACCAGCGAAAACACGACGGACAATGGGGAACGCAACGGCTGCAAAACCTGCAACGTCACCTCCAGCCATAGTGCTAGCTTCGCGGAGTAGCTCCTTTGCTTGGTTTTCAAGCAAGCGCGCCATTGAGCTACGTGAAGAATCTGCAGTGAGACCCTCTAGAAGACCGGTCCTCTCCCACTTGGAGAGAAGAGCAGACCCCTCAGCGCGCATGTCGCGATTGACGATACCTTCCGTCAATCTTTCAACAATATTAGACATTTTAAAATCACCTCCTTATATATTTATGATTATTTTATTCCAGCTAATTTTTTCATCCGATCTTGTAAAGGATCGGAAGTCGTGCTCTCTTGACGAGTAGCACGAATAACAGAAGTCCGCCCACGCCCAATAGCTTCGCTTAGTGATTGTGGACCTCTCCCTGGATGGGGAGAAGTCTCCACTGTGCTTTGAAGCGTCTCGAAAATAGTTCGTGCCTCTATTACAGAATCCGCATTTGAAATAGCTTCGACAATTTTCTTTTTTTGTCGCTCATTTAGGGAGGCATTTCTCAATACACGGTTTGTATAAAGCAAGCGAGCATTGGAAAGATTCACATCATGTAAACCTTCTCGCAACTCTTCAATTGCTTGCTTGTATTTGTTGTTTTGCTCTGTGAGTTGTTTATTTTCTGCAAACATCTCTTCTTGAGCTTTGTTCAAATCTTCTAAATCTTCTTTTACGTCATCACTTTGTAGATGAGCTAATTCAAGTTCTTGCCCATGCTTAAGTTGTGACGTGGGGCGGCCGGCCCAACCTGACAATTCAAAGCCTGTGTCTACATCTAGTGTTTCCATGATGGCATCCACTAGGGCATCTATACCTTCGTCGGTGCCCCCGTAGTCAGAATCTTTATCTTGTTCGGCGGCAGCGGCAGTCTGGGCTGCTGCTGCTTCTCCTTCTCCGGCACTGCCTTCATCGTCGGCCATCTCGCCGGCGCCTTGAGGATCTTCGTCACCTTCTATCACCACTTCTTCATCGTCAAGTAGCTCGGCCAATACATCTTCGTCAATTTCAATCTCTTCATCGATACTTTCGCCGAGTTGTCTTACCGCTTCCTGCAGAGTGCCTAGATCGATTGTAACCTCAACATTCTCCCCTTCCTTGGGGAACTCTGACAAATTT